GCCAAGTGTCGCTGAGCCTCCTTCTGCGTGGGGGTAACCAAGTGCTCGTAAGAGCAAAAGGGTGGATCCACGCTTTAGAAAGCTTAGCTTTAGACTCCATTCCGGCAACGCTAAGAAGACCTCTTCGGTCGACAAAGCTAGTCGAGAACGGATCCTGCAGCTTCCTCACGTATAGACCGTCTGCATAGACCCTAAGATTCAACTTTGGGACCTTCAGCACAGGGAATTGATACCCCCTGTTAGGGTCATACGGAAAGGAAGACAAACGATAGGTGTGAAAACCCCTATCGTCAGCAGTGTGCGGTACGAGCGGTTTACGCTCGTACTTATAGGCATCAAAGAATACTTGAGCCGCGTACAGTTCTGGAGATTCTTTCGTCTCTTGACCGTAAACGCGATCGTGTATCTTAAATAACCTATTATGCGCACGAACTAATGCAGAAGACGTGACAATGCGCTCTTTCTGAAAACAAGGACTCACGTCCTCGCCTTCAAAATAGTGCTTTCCACAACTCTCAAAGAAAGGTCCCTCAACAAAGCTTTTGGCTCTATTGATAGTGAAACCGCACCCCTCAAGTATAGTAATATACTCAGGTGCTTTCGATTGGTCGCAGATTATGTCATCTCCGAAAACTGCGTGGTGTTCTACGCCTTCGGGACAGAGAGCCCAAAATATTAGGGTCTCTAGCTCGAACGTAAAACCATTTCCCATACTCGAGAACTTCTGATTGTCCACCCATTCTTTTGAAATGCGTGTACGCTTAGAACGTATCAGGTCTAGGAAATACCACCAGTCTAGAGGAAGGAGAATCTTCACTAACTCGTCACAAATGGTGTCACTTGCGCTACTCAAATCAATGGTAGCCAAACCAAGAGCGTACGCTAAATGCGCTAGCTGCTGATTCCTTGATTGATCATCAAGGTTAACACCGAACCTTTTCAAACGCCGTCGTATATACTTGCCGACCCCTTTCTGTATAAACAGATTGAAAGTTGGTTCAATGCATATAACGCGGTCGTTCGATGAGTCCTTCGGTACGGTCGTAAGTTTGTTCCCTTGAGTAACAATAAAGTTACTGTCAAGGACACAATATGGACCGTCCGGTAAGTCCCCTGATCCATTGCTGAACCAGTGAACGTCGTGCTCCAACCACGCTTTCGCGAAGTTCAGTGCACTACCAGTTACCGAAATTGGCAAGGAATATTTTATTCCAGGTCGCGCTCTACGACTTAAGTCGAACGTCGCGCCCGGTCCCATTCCTGTACCGCCTAATACCTTGTCGTAGCTAAAAGTTCCTAAAACCCGAGCTATTTTGTGCCGAGCCCGCAGAAGTGCGGATTCGACATCGTACGTTAAGTACGACCCGGATTTCAGGTTCTTATTCGCTATGCGGCACTGCTCCTCAGCAGAACGCCACTTTGACAAGGCAGCTTCCTTCGTATCGATCCCACTAGACAGTCCAACATACTTTCTCAAGTAGTTGTATATCAAGTAGTCTCTACGAAAGTCGCTGGCTCGGCGGTAATGGCAAGGCTGTGGCATCGTCAATTGCTCGACGAAGTCACGATCGCTCCTCTTTAAAAGGAGCGACGCCTTGAGGGCGTAAGGAGTATCAAATTTGGCACAAAGACGCTGAAAAGCGACCTTAGCACTATCACTAGTGTGTGTCATATATGATACTAACTTACCAGAGACTTGCCAAGGTCTCTACTGCCGCAACCACCTGGGCGTTAGCCTGGAGGTTAGCATTCATCTTCCGCGTGTTTTGGCGGTCGAGAAGGCTTGCACGTTCCGGGATAAGATATTCCGTATACGTACGCGGGATGTAACTGACAACTGGTGCAGGGGCGATACCGCTAACAGTCGCGTTGGTTGTATTTTCCAACACGGGCTGATGCAGACCCACCTTTACACGAATCACCCGCTTCGAGGAATTCTCTCCAGCGGAAGCCGGCCCAGGCCGTTTGCTTTCCATGGAGATCTTCCAGAAACCGATGGGAGTGGTCTGACTCTGGTCTTCAAACCAGAATACGCCATTCTTGTCAGGGCCCAATGGGATGAAAGTGTGATTTACAGGTGTACCCTGTGCGTCCGCAAGGACGATATTAGTGGCGAGAGCCATAACTAACTCCTATCTAAAGGGAAAAGGTCGAAAACGACACTACCAACGTAGCTCACCTGCCCAGTCTTGTTGAGTCTTGAACTTTAAGTTCTTGTCCTTAACATTATTGGGTACGTAAGATCTGTACGGTCTTGCCAAATCCATGAACCGCGCCCTAACGGGTTTGGTTAATGGGAGGAACTGCGTCAAAAGAGCAGCGGCGGTTAATAGTCGACCTGGACTAAGATCAGTATTGATCCTAGGCAGGTTTGGGCTAGGGTAAGAAGTGAGCAGGACCCGTTTAAAATCGAGTCTTCTGCGCCCTCCGGCGGCCTTGATATACTTAATCATGTCAGAATAATTCTGATTGAAGTAAGAATAATCAAGCGTCGTATCTATCTTGCAGTTGAACAGATCTGATCGTTGACCAGTTCTGAACGCTGCACTATAGAGATAGGCGGTCTCCATATCACGCAAGTAGGATCCGATATCGATAAACCAATCGATTACGAAACTATAAGGCATGAGTTCCCAGGCGATCGAAACGGGGTTCAAAGAACTCCATCGAGCAGCTCGGGCAGCATTAGACGGTAAGGCTAGCGTAACTGACAGTTTACAGGCATTAAAAGCTTTCGCTTTGTATTTCTGTACTACTGGCAGTTCAGTCGCATGGCCTGTACCGGTTGGGCTGTAATAAAGAGGAGATGTCACACTTCCTGAGAGGTCGTCAAAGCTATGCGCTTTGGCAGTAAAAGTAGTCATATTCTCAACTACCTCAAGCAATTCATTCGCAGCGCCGTAAACGTCGCTTAGAAGGGGTTGCCATCCGTATTTGAGTTGTAACCACTCGTTAGCCCACCTCTTTGGTCCGATACCTTGGATATACCGTTCAGCCTTCGTGATGCTTTTCAGCATCTTTCTCGTTTGATGCGACTCGGCGAGAGCCACACTTAGATCGAGACCACCGCGAACCTTTTCGTTCAGCTTCCCTAGCGCCCTATTATAGACGCTGGATGCCTTCCGAAAAGTTTCGTAGTCGATGACAGGTAATCCACCAGGATTGATCGGTCCTTTGAAGATAAACTTCAAAGGGTTCGGACCACTCCCGTAGTTTCCCGCGTAGTAATAAGCATCGCCCGTCAGATTACTCTGAAGGGTTATCTCATAATTCCACGGGTTCGGACTAATCCTATCGCCTTTCGGGTTCTTAATGATAGCACTAGATGCCAGCGTATCAGTCAACAACACTCTATTAGCGACCACTTGGATTAAACTTCCAAATTGATCGTATTGAAGTTGTTGCTTGTTTATGCTGTCATTTCGTAATCTCATATAGAACCTAATTTGCGAGAAGGATTCGTTTTAGAATAGTTCTGAGTAAACCCAGAGCAATTCTAAGAGTAGATGGCATATAGCTACTACTTGCTCCGCTAGACTGGTAAAGTCGAACATAATTTTGAAGCCAAGGTTGAACTGACGATCATGTACGTCACCAAAACGGTGATGATCACGATAATCAGCTGTTCAGCTACTTTCATACGTTCTCCTTTATTCAGTAGCGGTTTTAGAGGTTTCCTTCCAATCGAGGAAAAGGACAGTATTCTAACCACCCGAATGTCTGGTCACAATGCCAACAGTTCCATATAATGAAACTGTAGTCAATGTTCAACCATTCAATTCGAGTAGGGTCGATGTTGTCACTTTCCATTAGCCGGGCGGGAGATGCGCTAGCTCACTAACCAGACGAAGTCGACTTGCCAGTTCCTCATCGCTGAGGTCTGACAAGTTACCCAGCGGTACTACTATGTTGTGCTTACGCGCAACAATTGTAGACATTGCTTTAAGGGCGAACTCATTCCAAGGTCTTCCATTTTGTGGATTACTTGGCGATGTAACGACGTCTTCAGGTTTGGTAGCCATAGCATACTCCTTAAGGTCAAAGATTGGAG